TTGATCAATACATTATTGCTCTAAAAAAAAATTGGCTCAAATATTTAGAACTCGAAAAAGTTCTACTTCCCGGTGAGTTTAATATAACTGGCGAAATGGGAATGAAAATAGTTCGGGGAGAATACTTCAAAGGTGTTTCTTTATATTCTTTCAATTTTTTCATATCAACAGAAAAAGAAATGAATTTAGTCATTAAGGAACTGCAATTCGCCAAAGAAAGAGGTATATATCTTCAGAAATTCCTATCAGAAATACATTAATTTTCTTTTCTTCATTTCTTGTTAATATCATTTAGCGGTATCAATAGCAGAATTATAGTATATCCCGTATTCCCCTGTTATTTCTAAATAGTAAATTCGACTATTAGCATATTCTAAATATTAATGAAACATTATATAGTTTTCCCATCTTTGTTTGTTTAATTATTTCCTTTACTAGATAAGCATTTCATATTTAACTTGTTATTTGTGGAGAAACCCGGACTTGAACCGGGATGAGATGTCTGCTTTCATGATGCGTCCAACATTACTTGCATACAGATTTTCACTGAACTCGCTCTGGTATTGAGTGCGTCTCCCAATTTCGCCACTTCTCCGAAATAAAAAAGGTGTACTATCTTCACAGACTATACACCCATACTAACACAAAATAAAACACGACAAAACTACTAATTGCATTAAATGCATTCACCCTCGCGGGTTACTTGTTCCCGGATAAGCAATCACGCTACACCGGGATGTAAACAAACTACTTTAGGAATAATTATAAATCAAATAAATACCGGGGCTGTCCCGACGGTGTCCTTTTCACCGGCATATTAATTAATAATAGAGGAAAATCCTCGTGGACAATGCGGGACTTGAACACCGCGACCTGTACATGATGAAACCATTAAAAAGATACCATGACAAACTACCAACACTATTTCATGTACCGCTCTACCTAACTGAGCTAATTGTCCGTAATGCCACTCCAACTCGTGGAGCGGCCAAACTATTGTTATGAAGCATTCACCTTCACAGGCTACTTTTCACGCATGAAAACTAAAAACGCCTTCAACCTCTGTTGAAGTATGATTGATTGATAACACACAGTCCTCATACGATCACTATAAAAGTGATTGCTCCGGTGGGCGGACTCGAACCGCCGACATAGTGAGAAAAATTTCAAAAATCACACGCTCTACCAACTGAGCTACACCGGAGAACCGATTACTTATCGGTTTTCTTTTTTGCATCCTCTTCTATCAAATGCTGTACTATCAGCATCACCAATACAAGCACCATGATGATTGCACCGGCTGCACGTTCCTTGGCACTGGCTTCATTGCCATCAGATAACCAAACGGCCGCCCACATTGCGCAGATAACTGCCAACATTTGAACAACTCTAATTCTTCTCATTCTTTTGACTTTTACGTTTATACTTTTTCTTTCTCATACGTCTACAATGCCTCAACACCTGAGCAGCATTGCACCTCCATTTGCCATTCTGACTGTTAGACGGCTTATCGCATTCAACCTCCCCAGCTTCTATAAGCCTTATCAACTTCTTTTCACCACCGACTATATACGCTGACTGATCCTTGCTAAAAGTTTCTGTAGACATTATATCCAATATGCTGTCAAGCAATATCTCGGCGATATTCACACACGCCTCACCCATAGAAGTTACTGCTTGCGAGTAACAGTGAAAACACCCTTCTCTTTATCAGATTTTATCTCCCATTTTTTCCCTGGCTCCTTTTCCTTAAGTCGATAAGAAATAAGATTAAGGATATACGCCCTTTTGGAAATAGGAAAAACCTCTTTCGCATCTTTCTCCATCTCACGGATGATGCACATTACACTTTTCTTATTTTCCTCCATACTAATTATTTAGCTAATTATTAAACGGTTATAAAAAGACCTCCGATTCAAGATTATTCGCTAATGTAAATTGAACCGGAGGATTGCTTAACTTTGAAGTGTCAAATAAAAAATTAAGCATTATGAATAATATCGAAAATGAGCAGATACTAAATTCAGCCTATAAAAAAGCATTAGAACAAAAAGCTAAATGGATTTTTAAAATCCAAAGTACCATACTATTGGTTTCGTTCACAATATTTGCGGTATTGGTCTCTTTAAGCAATTCTTCAAAGGACAATCTTTGCAGTCAAATCTTCCTTTCGTTGGTAATACTATCCAATGCAACCTGTATCCTTTTCTCGAGTATAACCTTATTCGAGAATAGAGTAATGAGCAATGCAATGATACGCAAGGTTCAGGAATATATAAAAGAATATATCCATTATAGCTTACATGAAGCCATAAAGCCCGTATCTCCAATCTTACCACGAAAAAGACTCTTCGCAATCTGTGAAATAGCATCTTACATTTCATTTTTGTTTTTCATTCTTTCATTAACAGTATATGCCATTCACAGATTATTAACCTAAGAGTTTCTTCTTAATTGCATCAAGTAGCCCCGTTGCCTCGATGTACTTTAGAATCTCTTCCTCACCTATCCGGTCAAGGGTTTCTTCGATACCATACTCAGAAATGAGATTGTATATTCCGTGATACTCAATCACATCTTCAATAGGGATCATCTTCAATAAATCCCTTGTTTCAATGTCTTTATAAACGTGCATAAGCTCAAATTTTAAAACTAGTGGTGTCACCTGGGATCGAACCAGGGCACAAGGATCTTCAGTCCTCTGCTCTACCAACTGAGCTATAACACCTATATACATAAAGTAAATTCCACGATTTACCGACAATAAATTGTCTAACTGATTATTTTTACAACGACATGAGTTTGACCTTTCCTCACAGCGTTATGTCGTTGGGAAGTTTGCCTACATCAGTCGTCCCTTTCAGCTCGCATCAACTTCCAAAACTGCATTTACCAATAAGTCATAGAACTCTTCTCTTAGCTCCCAGTCTCCCTTCAAGGGCAGGCTCAAAGACCGGACTGGGTTCCGGGATAACCCGGCGAATCATTTGGTTTGACTTTTAAAGTGGAGAGCTTTCGCCCGGACGGTTGGCTACACATATACGCGTTGCTACTGTAACCCCAGCATCTTTTGTCCGGTATGAGAACTACCTTTTTGCGAAAGCTCCTATTTAATCACCTACGTAGTGAGCACCAAACTTTCCGGTACTGTTTGGATTGTAATACGCAGATGCAGGAATATCTAAACTGTCATAGCGACTTCTCTTTGCAGGAGTGACATTTATATATTGAGAATTTATCTCTTGCAATCGCTTTCTCTCAGAATCCTTATCGGCTTTCATCTCTTGCTTTATTTGCAAAGCTTCTATTCTTGAAGAGATTCTAAACTTTGCCATTTTCCAAGACTTTTTCAAAGACTCAGCCCAAGTATATTTACCAGTCTTATAAATATTGTGAGCCGCTTTCATAATTTCTGATAAATTGTACTTTTTCATTTTTGCTATTATTTTATGTGAATATTCTTTTTGTCATATCAATCTTTATCTCTATATTTGGAGTATTGATTGATTGATGATGCAAATGTAATCCATATTTGGATATTTTGCAATCATTTTATGGAATTAGTTATCCATATTTGGATATATTAACTATTAAATGTATTGTTATGATTAGTAGAATTAAAGAAGTTATTGCTCACTACAAGCTAACAGACAGGGCTTTTGCTATAAAATGTGGTATAAAACAGAACACTCTAAGTAGACAACTCAATGGAGTAAGTGAAATCAGTATATCAACAATTAATGCAATATTGGATAACTACGATGATATATCAGCCGAGTGGTTATTTCGCGGGAAAGGTGAAATGCTTATTTCAAAGAATCAATCAAAAGACGAAAATACAGAACGTATTTCTCGATTAGTAGATACTATCGCCACACTCCAGGGCACAATCAATGAACAGGCAAAAACAATTCAAGTATATGAAGACAAGGTTCGCAAACTTAATGGTGAACTGACATTCTTGAAAAACGAACGAAACGCTAAATAACATAAGTTCATATGATAGCACGCAATAGAATATGGGAAGAGTTAAAACAGGCAAAAGCTAATATACTTTGCCTACAGAAGTACACAGACATTCGCCGTGCACATAATAGATATTATAATGGATTTATAGCACTAACAGCATCCATTGGTGCCTTAGGCTTTCCAATCAATGAATATATCCCACTTATTGCATCTTTATTGATAGGATTCGTTTCAATAACCAAATCAATAATGCCTAACTTTTTACAATCTGAGCCAGAATTGTCAGAATTGGATAATTTATCTAATTTTTATGTACACTACATGAATTCATTAGAAAAAATATGGTATGATCATGATCATGAATTTACGACAGAAAAAGAAGCTATGGAGCTTTTTTTTAAACTAAAAGATAGCGAATGTGACAAGGAATCTATTTTTAATAAAGGAGTAAGGCATATCTCAAAAGAACTTCAAAAGAAAATAGACAAGCAAGCGGAAGAATACATTAATCGAGTATATTTTGAAAAAGAAAAGGAGGAATAAGTATGGCTGAAAAAACAAATTCAGGGAATAAATCCAGTAAAAATACTGGAACTAATTACGGTGGTGGCTATGGTAAGGTACATATTGTACATGATTCGCCAACCTATCAAGGTTCGTTACCCACAACAAGTAAAACCCCACCTCCACCCAAAACGAATACAACAAAAAAATAGAGATAACATGAATAAAAAAGAAAAGAGTAACCCTGTTTTTATGATGGTTTCTGCATCACCTATTTCTCCTCCACCAAAGAAAAAAGAGAAGAATAAGAAAGATGCTACCAAAACATCGAAAAAGAAATAACAATTGTCTAACTATAAAAATTACTATTATGGATAAGAACATCGGAAAACTAACAACAAAAGACATTCCATCCACGACAAATACACCTCCGCCACCTAGACGCGAAGAAAGAGAAATCCCAAGAACATCCCAAACACCACCACCTTCAAAGGCTGGGTCTAACGAAAAAAAGTAATCATACTTTCTTTTTCCACTCCCATGGTTTTGGGGAAGGTATATAATCAACAGGAATGCCTTTGTCAGATAAGATATTTTTCAAATGCCATGCAAGTGCTTCATCCGACACCTGCTTTTCATTCACTAAATATCTTATCTGATAAACCATTCCTTTAATTGCGGATTCAGATAACGGTTTTATTCTTTTAATCATAAACATATATAATTATCGGGTTATTAAGCATTACTAATAAAA